GTTTATACGGTTCCCTGAAATCCCTGTTAACAGACCTGCTAAATCATTTTGTGCCATGTTAATTATCCTTGTCTGTTTTTATTTATGATAAAAGGTCTATAAGCTTATCTAGTTTGCTTGATGCTTGGGAATCTGTACCTGTAGCAGTACTTAACATGCCTGTTAGCAACTGCTGACGTAAACGGTTAGCCAAGTCTTCACCTTGCATCATAGATTCAGAACCTGTTTGACCAAGCTGTGATTGTAGTTCTGCACCACGCTGTTGACCACGTTGAGCCAACTCACCAGATTGTAGACCGGAACCAAACATGCTAAGAGCTTGTTGTTGTGGGTTGTAACCTGCGTTCATCATGTTTTGCATAAGCTGTAGGTCTTGACCTTGTAGCTGTCCTTGGAACAGTGAAGCTTGATTACCAAGACCAAACATTCCTTGACCTAGATTAAAGTTACCTTGTTGTAAACCCTGTTGAAAACCTGCTGCACCTTGGTCAGCCCCTTGTAAAGCTATTAGGTTCTTTAGCTGCTGTTGATTCATCTGGTTGCTAGCTTGTGTACCTGTCATGCCTAAGTTAGCAAGAGTATTACCACGGCTTATTCCTGCTGTTTCTAAACCTGAACCAACTTGAGCCAAGTCAGAAGTCATACCTGTTAGAGACTGTGCATTCTGCATAGCCTGCTGTTGTTCAGCCATAGACTGTTGACGAGCCATAAGAGAAGCTGAGTTACCTGCTTCAGCTTGTGCTTTAGCCATAGCTAGCTGCTCTGGAGTGCCTCCGTAAGCGTCTGTAGAGATGCCTAAACGACCTTGACCTAGTAGTCTTTCCTCTAGCGCAAGGTTCTGACGTTGCTCTTCAGGACGTTGTGTAGCCCTTATAGACTCATAGATGTCAGCTTGTCTATCTTGTGGAGACATCATCAGACCTTGGCCTGCTTGCTGTGCTAGCTGTCCGTACTGTGATCGTAAACCTTGAAGATCAGAAGGCTGTCCTGCTGACCCTAGCTGTCCTAATGCTCCACTTAGTCCTGCCTGTGTAATCCCCTCCATGCCCGTAGGCTGTCCGTACTCTGATTGTTGTTGTCCAAACAAACCACCCATTGCCCCGCGTTGTGCAGCAACAGAAGGATCAAACTGTCCTGATCTGCCAAGGAAGTTTTGAGCTTGACCATAGGCTTGGTTGCCCATCTGTCCTACCATCGGATTGTACTGACCACCTAAGTTACCCGCTAGTTGACCTGCACTACCAAAGAGTGTGTTCTGTAAACCTAGTTGTTGTGGGGAAAGGTTAACATCTAAACCACCAGTAGGTGTTGATTGTACATTAGCAAGTTTAGAAGTAACACCAAAAGGTTTAAAGCGAGTATCATCAAAAGCTTTTTGACCTAGAGCAGTCATCTGGTCATAGCCTAACTTACCTGCTTCCTTTGCTGCCTTCTCGCCTTCTCTACTTATTCCATAGGCTGCTGCCATTGACGCAGCATCACTAAAGTCTTTGCCTAATATATTACCAAAAATATCATCAAATAGTGACATTAGTATGCTCCTCCAGTTATTGTATCAGCCGTAAGAGTACCTGATATGTTTACAGTGACGGCTGTAGTAGTCCCTGTTAGGGCAGCGTTAGCAGTGTTAGCTTTAGTAGCACTGGCTACAGCTATGTTATTAAACTCTGTGTCTATCTCTGTTCCTTTGACAATCTTAGCAGCATTACCTGAACTGAGAGCATCCTTAGTGGCAAAGTTAGTGGTCTTTGTATAGTTGGACATTAGATGAGTCTCCCTAGTATTGCGTGTATGTCAATTTTTTGAATAGAAAAAGCTGAGTCATTTATTTCAGTCTCAAGACCAATGGTAACTACTTCACCGTTACCGCTAGTGTTAACTTTTGGTGTGTTGATAATAGCCGAAGCTGTATACTCAGCAGTTGTGTTGTACTCAGAAACACCATACTCAGCAGCGTTGACTGAGCCAGTTAAGTTAAACACCTGCTTAGTAAAGTCAGTGGTGTAGTCATAGCCCCAATTTAATGTAGAGCTAGTGTTCTGACCACCAATAATAGTAATGTTAAACTTCTTCAGGAACTTTAGGTTAGAGGCGTTACCAAAGTCCATAGGGTTACTAAAGTAACGCATCTGGTATTTAGCTGCACCGTCTAGGTAGCCGTTATACTTAACAATACCTGAAGAAATACCAAAGTATATGTCACCTGTTTCCGTAGTAGCCAATGCTAAAGGGTTTAGACCTGACCAAGTAGTTACTCTTTGTGACCCATCTTGCAAAGGCGACCGCATGTCAAAGCAGTACGTCACATCGCTGCTAGGGAAAGTTAACAAGTAGAAGGCTTCATTAGCACTGTACAAAGATTTGATAGCGTTAGTCTGTAGTGGTATAAGAGAGGTAAGGTCAGTACGCACATTCTTACTAATGTCACGCATAGGCATAGACTTCTCTTGGATAGTCCTAGTAAAGCTACGTACACCTGAGTCAGACAGGAACAAGATGTCAGTACCTGTGTGTTGCACTGAGTCTCTTGCTACGCAACCTACGCCCTCTACTGTGTCAGATAAGACCATCGTTGCGGGAACAGAAGCACCTGAGTATATAACAATAGACTTCTTACCAAAGATTACTAGGAAGTTGTTGTGTGCAGCTAGAGACACTACCTCATCGTTACCTGTAGGCCATACTGTTGTGAGGTTTAAGTTACCTGATGTGCCGCCTGTCCACTTAGAACCGTCAAGAGTGTCACTCCAGTACACAGTGTGCTTGTTGCCTACAACGTCTGTAATCCACAGCTTACCAAAGGCAGCAAGGACTTCGTTGCCCTGTGGTACAGTGCCTGAGTATCCTGTGTGAGCAGTGATAGCCTCCATTACAAAGGAGCCTGAATCGTCTGTAGCAATCAAGGGTACATGACCAGACTGAACCATGTAGAGGTGGTTGTTAAAGGTAGCACACTTCCAGTTGTTCCCAGAAGGAGAGTAGCCGTTAGGAGTGATGTCAACCAGTGTACTAGTGCCTTTGAATATCTTGTTGTTACCCGCAGATATGACAACCTTGCTACCGCTAGTGTCCACAAACTCAAAGACTGTCTCTATGCCACGACTGCTACCTAGTACAGCAGCACCGTTACCTGACACAGCGTCCCAACCTTTACGTGCGCCTATGCGTCCTAACTTATCTATAACACAGTTGTCAGCTACGGAGGAAAACGAAGGATCACCACCAATGGGTGACTCTTGTGTATTTAGCCCCATAAATCCCGGAGCCGCTACTGTAATGTTCTGTAGTTGTTGAGCCATTTAAGAATACCAGATAGTTTCTTCAGGGTGTTGAGCAGCATCAAAGGCAATAGCATCAGCTAGCGTCCTATCAGCAAGAGCAAACAGTTCAGCAGCACTTGTACCGCCTGTCTCTCCACGCTCTCTAGCGCCTAGTGCAGTGGCTAGTTGAATGACAGGAGAAGTAGGTACAAAGACTTTAGTATCGTCTTCAGTAAAGTCAGCAGTACGCAACACAACATTAAAGCGTACCTGATACACACCGTCAGGTTTAGGATACAAGTCAACACCGTTGTCTCCATTGCCGTCCACACCGTTAAAGCTGTAGAACTGAGGAACACCTGTAGGTGCATCATCAATCAGGAAAGCATTGTTCATCCAGTGTGAGGTACGGTACTGCATAAAGAAGTTAGACGTATCGTTAGCAACATCCAGTATCTTCATACGATTACCTGAACCAATCAATGTGTAGTTAAAAGCTGTTGACTGTGTGGTAACAGTGAGTGTATTACGCAAGGCTGTCCAATCATACGCATCCTCAACAGTTCTTTTAGAGTCGTTAACAAACTCTCCGATAAGTTTAGAGTAGCTGTTCTGAGCGACTGAGGATACTTCATCTTCCCTCAGTCTGCGTAGTACGCTGTTAACTAGCTGTAAGTATGTCATTATGCAAACCTTTCTGATGATGTAAATGCAGACTCAAACGGAGATGTTAAAAACTCTTCTATGTCTACTTCTTGTTCTTTCTCTACAAACATGGGGCCAAACTCTGTTAGTTCTATGTTGTTTTTAAACTTAAACAATTCGTCCCCAAATATTTTACCTGTTGTTGCTCCTGATAACATACCTTTACGACTACTATCAAAATTAAAGCTAGGTAAATCTATATCAATGTCAATCTCAGGGCCATCAAGACTATTAAAGTGTGGTGTGCTAAAGGGTGACTGTACATCGTATAAGCCTTCATCTAGCTTAGTTAGTTCTTGCCTAGCTGCTGTATCTACTGCTGACAATAGATCGCCTGCGGGGTTTATAACCCTATCGTCAATTTCAGATAAACCTTTTCTAGCTAAAGTGTCTGCTGCTGACAATAACATTCCCGCAGGTTTTGTTATTGGCTGTATAAATTCATCGTCAATCTCAGATAAACCTTTTCTAGCTAACGTGTCTGTTGCTGATGCACCTTGCCTAGCTAGTCTGTTTGCTTCTGATAAAACTTCTTTAACTTTATCTAAATTTACATCAGTCCCTTTAGGTATTGCGCCCTCAACTAATTTATATAAGTCTGTAGCTGCTGCACCTATTGGTCTAACAACATCTCTAACTACTTCTGTAAGAGTATCTGCTGTCCCTGCACCTAACGTACCACCTTCTCTAATGTACTTGCCTAGGCCCATAGCAAGGGCCTCATCTACATCTCGACCGTTACCTACTTCCTCTACAGCTTTAGTTAAGCCTGCTGAAAGATCATCAATCTGTATACCTTTCCAACTTGTAATAGCTGTGCCGTCAGGGTTTAAACCACCAATACCTACTTTTTCTAAACCTTCTGCAACTAACTCCCCACCAAAAGTACCAATAATAGCTGCCTTGGGATCACCCACAGCAACAGCGTTTATTAAACCTTTTGATGCAGCGTATGAAAGTTCTTTACCTAGAATTTTAAAACCTTTACCCGCTAATGCGCTTGCTTCGGCTGTTTTAGCAGCGTTTGTCATTGCTTCAAAACTAGTCTTACCCGCTACGACTGATGCGTCTGCGGCTGCTCTACCTACATCTGCTGCTTTTGATGCATTAACGGGAGCTTGTAATGTCTTAGATAACTCAAACCCAGACAAGGCGGCACTTGCGTAGTCCATGCCGTGTAACGTCTGCCCGCTAGCAGCTTTAGCCGCAGTAAGAGCAAGCGTACCTCCGGGAATAAAATTAGCAGCTATGTTAACTACGGGGTTGTTTATTATGTCTTGAAACATAGAAGTGCTTGTATCTATATAGACTGTTGAATACGTACCTACTGCGCCTTGGTCTTGCCAAATTCCATCGCTAACCATGCCGTGTAGAGCATCATTGTTTCTATCGTTTCCTCCTGTTAAATGATAAGTAACACCATCTCTTTCTTGGGTCAGAGGTATGTTGTTATCTTTAACATAAGTGTTTAACGCATCTTTTGAGGCGTTTGTTCCTAAAGCCCTAGGGCCAGAAAGACCAGACCTTACATAGTCACTTGGGTCAAATTGCATAAGCCCATATTTATTTGTCGTGTCTTTGTATTGGGTGTCTAACCCTCCAAGAAAACTAGAAAAATTACCAAGAGCTTCTTCGGTTGTGCCATACACAGAACCGGAATCGTAAGTTATCTCAGACTGATTTGGAAGTTTATGCGAACTAACACCAGAGCCTACACCTTTCTGCCCTGCTTCCCAGAGTCCTTCAGCTTTTTGTTTATCAGCTAGAGCTTGAGAGTTTGCAGCAGCTTGCTTTTGTGTTATAGGTTGTTCAGCAATAGGTGCAATAGGTGCAATAGGCGTAGGCGAAAAAGGATCAGGCTCGTCAAAAGAGCTACCCAAGGAAGCAAACTGTTCAGGATCAAAACCAAAGTTAAACATTACTTATCCCTCGCTACTGCTTTAGTCTTCTCTACTGTACGCATAGCACCTAGTCCTAACATACCCATTAACACTGTCGTAAGCAGAGAGCTATCAACAGGTGGGACAGTAAACCAGATGCCTAGGATTGGTGACAGGATGGTTGAGTAGAGTAGAGACAGGCCACATATCCAACCAATAGCAGGTCGCCATCCGCTGACAAACAAAGACTTATGACCTGCTTCTACCTTGTTGACTTCTAGTTGACCCTTGGCTAGTTCTTGAGCATGCTTATCTGCCATAGTCGCTAGTTCAAAGGCAATAGCATTTCTTTTGTCTTTATCTTCAATAACTTTATCTAAGATATTTGTTACTGGGCCAATCAAACTAGTTAAAATACTCATATATTATACACCATTTAGAGTCAAAAGTCAAGGTAAACTTAACGGTTTAACAAATCCTTAACAGTGTCAGACTCATATATCCTTAAAGCCATCCACACTATAGTAAATAAAGAAGCCACAGGCGGCAACCATGCTGCTAATGTGGCTAATGCTGTAGAAGCTGCTACTACATCTACTACGTCTTTTGTTGCTTCGTCCATGTTATCTACCTACAATAGTCAAGATTATATACACTGCTGCCCCTACTGTGGGTATAGCAACAAGGGCTGTACAGATGACAGTAAAGAACTCTATAAGTTGTTGCTTGTGTTTAGCACTAGCGTACTGCGTTTCTTTTGCTTCTTGAGTTCTTGCTCTCTTACAATCTGCTTGAAACTTAAGCCAATCATCATACATATTAGCCCGCCCTGCATAGATCATAATCTCACGTAGCTGAGTCTCTTGATCCTTTAGTCCTTCAAGAGCCATGAATGCTTCCATGTCACTCTTGCTACCACCGTTGTTAGCTTTCTTAGCTATTGTGCTTTTAGAGTCAAAGTAACTTGTAACTTGGTTAGCTACACTATGCAGTTCTTGACCGTTGCTAATGGCATTCTTGATCACGCCAAAAGCTGCATTAGCGATTGCAATTTCTGCTAGCATAACTAACCTCCCTTAGTTGCTTTTACTCTGGCTTTCTTAGACAAGTCTTTTAAATGAAAGAGTTTAACACTAGTTTTAGTGTGGGCCTTGTTAGTGTGTAAAGAGCCGTTAGCCATCTTGTGACTAGAGCCTTTATGTTCAGTACCATCTATTTTATAGTGTTTAATGCCTTCCATCAGTAACCCCCTTTATTTCTTTTTAACAGTCTTAGCAGCTTGCTTAAAGGCTTTGCTAGTCGGTGCGCCTTTAGCTCCTACGCTACGCATAGTCTCGCCAGAACCCGACTTAATCCTTTTCTTTTTAGCTGCGATGTTTGCGTATAAACCTTTACCTGCCATGACCTATCCTCACGATGCGGTGTAGCCGTTGCCTGCTGTAATAGCTGCGTTAGTTGCAGTCATTGACTCACTGCCCCAATCCTCTTTAGCTACCATCAACTCAAGGTGCTGAGTGTTACGATCAACACAGCCTTGACGGTCTGCGGCATCATCTTCTGCCATGCAGTTGCCTGCGATTACGTCTGTGATTAAAGCTACGCTGTCACCCATTGCTGAGTAGTCTTGTGCTAGTTCTTCTGTTGTTCTTGCCATTGTTTTTATCCTTCTAGGGTTACGATTCGTGCGGTTAATGCTTCAATTAAAGCGTTTTGTTCTTG